CCATTTTATTTGATAACATAAGATTTGTTTTTGCCATATCTTTTGTATTCCTTTCAACTTCTGTTATCTTATGATTAAATGTATTTATTAAAATATTAAAATTATTATTAAAGTCTTGAAATTCTTTAACTTTAATATATTTATCTTTCATCCCCAACATTGGTAGTAACTTATAACTTCACCACCAGTATTTAATTGTTCAATGCCCCATTCTTTCCATTCTTTAGAAGTTCCTTGAGACATTCCTTTTGTAATTGACAACTCTCCAATTTTAACACTGCTTGTTCCTATGCCTTGTGCTTCCATAAGTTTGAGGACGTTGGCAATACTTAAACTTGTAATTCCAGGTTGATATACTTCTGGTATAGAAGATACACTAATTGTAACTCCTGTTAACGTTTGAGCAAAATAAACTTGGTTATCAACGATTGTCGTTAATAATCCTGATATTCCAACAGGAATATTACTAATCATCCCAGAAACTATACTTCCTATTTGAACGTCAGTGAGTGTTGTCATTTAAGATATTATAAATTAAATGGCATTAAACTATGCTTCCTATTCTTCCTGTGCTATCACATCTTACAGGAATTACTGCTAATCCTGATAATGCACATAATAAAACTAATTGAACTGCTCCTTGTGCTTGAACATAAGTTCCACTTATATATATTGGACTATTTGAAGTATATCCACTTTGCGTTCCTGATGCATATATCGGTAATTCTGTTGCTCCCATTTTTAAAATTTAAACAGTTATTAATGCTGTCCATCCACTTCCACCTACACCAAGAGTTATATCACCAATATAGAATATTCCATCAGAAACACTATAAGCAATATCGCTTCCAGTAACTGATGTTAGATAATTATTAGGACTAAAATTTACAACTCTAAAAGTAGGACTAACAATTGCATAAGTTCCTGATACCATTATTGAATGTGGTAATCCAGGCACTAATCCTTGTCCCATTATACTTCCTGTCGTTACGCTATCTGCCATTTATTTTTATATCCTCCTTTCATATTATTTTTTAAAATAATTTTTAAATTCCTACTGCTATCCAATCGGCTACTGTTCCTGATGGACCATATGCCCAACATCCAGATGCTCTTCTTAATCCACTTATGGAAAATCCTGTTCCACTTGTGTTACTTGCTACTGGTAATGACCAATCTCTTGCGCTTATAGTCATGAAATAATTTGCCGTTGAAAAACTTCCTGCTGAAGGAAATGCAATTAATCCTGAAGAACTATTACCAATTAAAACACTTCCAGCAACTACTCTATATCCGAATAATTGTGTATCATTTTCAATTGCTACTGGAAAGTGCCTTCCTAATGTATCTGTTATACTTCCACCTGCTCTAAAGTTAGTTCCACTAATTGTAGTTCCATATATATTTGTTCCGCTAATAGATGTTACACCAACAAGATTTGTTATTCTAATATTTGTAAAACTACCTGTTGTTCCATAAATATTACTTCCACTAATTGTTTCTGTAAAACTTGCTTGATTTACTTCTTCAAAACCCATTCCATCAACTGTGCTTACATTGCTTGCCATTTCTTTTTTTCCTATTTAATTGCGTCAATTTAAAGTTTGACTTCTTGTAAATATTAAAAAAATAAAAATAAAAATTTTATTCTTCCTCTACAACCTATTTACGAAGTTGTAATCTTTGCTATTGCATCTGCCCTAAGGTGTCTAATCTTTAGTCTTTGTGTAATTGATGCTGCATCCATATCGTATAGAGGTAATGTTAAATTCTCTACACTAACTGGTCTTTTTTCAGCGATTACATAAGCTTGTGTTCTATCAGTAACGTATGCATACTTACTATAAGTTGTGCTTGGTGCTGCATTTGTTGAAAATTTAAGAACATTTAATCCGTAGATTGTTCCTAAAAATCCTCTTGCAAGCATGTCTGTATTACCAACTTTATTAGCTTCTACAAAAGTATCAATATTTCTTAAATCATTCAAGACTTCCATACCAACAAACAAAGTTGTTGCTGAATAGTCTGCATCATCAAGATACTGAATTGCTCTTGTAATGTTTGCAATTGTTATTGCTGCTCCACCTGCTACTGTATTAGTTGCATTATCCAATGCATCTGAAAGTATTAACTTCGTTTCATTTTCTGCAAATCTCTTACCGAAAGTTTGTAGATTATGTTGAAGTAAGTTCCATTTGCAATCTTCCAACATTTCTCTTGTAATTCTAACTGAAACTCCGTATTTTACTGGTTTCAAATTAAAACTTGTGTAAGAAGTTTGGTCTATTGGAATTTCTGCACCTTCAGCTACGATTCTAATTATTCCTTGATTTACATTTACTAAATCAACATCAATACTTGAACCTGGAATATCTCCTGAGCCAAAATAAATAGCGCATTCACTTCTTGGAATTAAAACTTTATCAACTTCTTCAATCAAGGTGTTATAAATCTGCCTTGGAAGTAAAAGTTGACCTTCAGTTCCCATTCCAGTCTGTAATAATTCTTTAACTGCTTTATATTCTGTCATTTTAAATATTTACTGAAACAACACAGAATTGTCCAAGTCCTCCATCTGCTGATGTTAAAGCTGTTGCTTTTGTTGGATATACGAATTTAGTTGGGTCCATTGCTGTTGACGAACCTGCTGCATAAACTATTCCTGCACTTCCAGGCCATAATCCTTGTCCTGCTAATACAAGCGAACCAATAAATCCACTACCTGCTGGCATTAAAAATGTTCCTCTTGATGCTACTGTTCCATATGTTCCTGATGCAATATCTGTAATTGCTAATCCAATAACTAATGAACCAATAACTGTTGAAACTGTATATCCTTCAATATCACTTGAAGTATAAGAACTGCTATCTGAACCAACTGCACCTAATGCACTTGAACCATTTACCCAGTATCCTCCTGATATATTTTCTCTTGCCTTAATAGTAAATGTTCTTGGTGTTCCACCATCGAATATTCCTACTGCTCCATTTGGGTTTCTTTGACTTACTGCCATTTCTTTTTATCCTCCTTTCAATTATTAATATTCTCACAAAATTTAATTTTATGAAATATAATTTTATTCTTATTCATCTTTCCTCTTTTGTTCTCTAATTTATCTTACTAATCTTTTTAAGTTAGGATTTTTGCTAAAATCACCATATAGAGATGCTTTATTACCAGCACTTTCAACTACAATATCACTTGCAACTGATTTTTCAACTACTTCTGCTGTTATCACTCCTTTGGTTTCATCTAATTTCTTGACACTTTCTTCAGCTTTAATTTTTTCTTGTGCTTTTTTCATTTCTGAAAAAGAAGAAACAATTAATTCTTTTAAGCTTTCAACATCTTTCTGTAATTTTTCAACTACTTCAGACTTTTGTTCAATACTCTCAGATTTAGCAACTTCTGTTACGTCTTCTGCCATCTTTTCCTCCTTATTATTTAATTGAGTTTGAACATTTTTATCCTCTACATTCTTTACTTCATCTTTCACTTCATCTTTTTTATCTTCTACTTCGTCTTTCACTTCATCCTTACTATCTAATTCAGCCATTTCTTTTAAATGAAAATTACTATCAAATGCTTGTGCTAAATTTGCATGACTATCTCCTGGAACAGCAACCAAACTTAATTCTAATCCTCGAATACCAACTGCTTTTTTACTTCCATCTGTTTCCTCAATTAAATCATCTACTTTTGCTCCAATACTTACACTTTGTATTCTGCCATCTTTAATCATCTCACGAATTTGTTTATCCATAATCTTTCCTTCAAAATCTACTCTTCGTGCAACCGGATTCCAATTTACTTTTTCTGTTGTTCTTCCAACAATATTCTTAACTTCATTTTTATGGTCAAGTAATATCGGAACATTTCTCCATGTCGACGCACCTTTCTCTAATTCTTCTGCAATATATTTAACATTATTCAAAGTTGTTGTTTCGTTAATTGCAACACCTCTTATAAAAAATTCGTCATTAACCTCATCAAAAACTTTTTCTTCAATAGGAACAAAAAATTCAAGAAGTCTCCAATCTTTTGCTTTTTGTTTTATTGTTTTTATTTCACTCATCACCACACTTTTTTCTTCTGACATATCATATATATTATATCATTGAATTATTTTATTTAAATATGTATATATATAAATTATATAATTATGATTCATCCACTAATTCCATTTATATATTTCCAACTATTAATCCATTCCCAAACATATTTTCCGTAAGTAGAATTAACCGAAGTATCTTCTTCGCCAGTTCCAATTCCATTAATTTCTTTTATGCCATCGTAACACCATATACTAATTGCAACATCTGTCATATTACAACCATTAATTGTTAAATCGTAAGGTAAAGTATTTGTAGTTGTTCCAATACCGTCGACAAACTTTCCATTACTATATCCCCATACTTCTTCACCAAACGTTTTATTTATAGGAACATCTACACATCTATCATCACTAATCCCATCTATAAACTTCCCACCTGAATATACCCAAACACTTCTTACAACTTCTGTTATATTACATACTACTGCTGTGCTGTTAATTGTATAACTCTGAATATTAGAAACATTATAATTCGTTAGAGTTCCATTTCCCCATGAATACCATTTGTAAGCATAAACTCCTCCAGAAGAAAAACTGTAGCTTGCATTAAATGTTGTAGCACTTCCTGAAACGTTTGAGGCAGTTGTATTAACACCATTAATTTCTAATAAAACAGTCCCATTTGTATTCAAAACTGTTACATTGAATATTCCTGTTCCTGTATCAACTAATGTTCCATTGTTATCCCAGTAAGAAGAAAACTGTGGATATTCTGTATCTGTAACTCCTGCATTATATTGGTCTGCTCCAACATCCCATGTTCCTGTTCTTGTTTCTCTATCTATATCATAATTAAATTTAAGATAAGGGTCTGCACTTAAATCTGTTCCATTTCCTCTTGCACAAGTGTCAGTAGAACTTAAATGAAAGTTTGAAGCATTCTCATTAAAAAAGGTTACATTACACCAAATTGGATTTAATCCCGGAGGCGTATCATGACTTGCAAGATTATTTGTTGAATCTGTAGTGTTGTAACTTGAATGATAACATTCTCCTGAAGCATTCTTACAAACATTATTCTTCAAAACTAAAACTACCGCAGTAACCCCATTTGTTCCTCTAAATCCATAATTTCCTCCATAAGCTGTATTACTATAAACAAATGCTTTAGAAGCATTAAGCGTTCTAATTCCTGTGCTTCCTGATGCCTTAGAAAGATTGTATATTAAATTATTATAAATATAATAATTACCGTTTGGTCTTACCCCATTTATTCCATACTGATAATAAGCATAATTTGCGTGTCCAACTACAATATTATTGCTAATATTTATAAGATTATTATCTGCTAATGTTACATCAGAATTAATACCTGTTATTCCTGGTCTTGTTATGTTTGAAGTTCCAACTTGTAATCCATCTATAATAACATAATCTTCTGCTATTGTTACAACTGGACCTGAAACATTATTGTCATTATATACTCTATAAGCAGTTTGGCTAAATGTTCCATTATGTCTTGCTTCTCCTTCAGTATATATTTTAACATAATCTGTTTCAGTAGTAGTCCATCCACTAACTGATATTCTTCCATTATCTACATTTGTCCAAATTCCACTAATATTTGCAATACAAGGACCTGTTCCAGTTAAGTTTGCTTGTTGAGCAGCTTCCCAAGTAGATAATTGTGAATAGTTACAACCAGATTCACAGATAGTAAACATTCCTGAACTTCCATGTAATTTCATATCTTTTGGTCTATTTTCCCAGTCTACTAAAACTATTTTTTCAGAAATATTTGTTAAATATTTTATTATTGGAGCATGATAAGATTTGTCATTATAAGGAATATTTTTTAAATTATTTAATTCTTTTTTGTCTAAAAATGATTCAAGAGGAAGTCTATATTTTCTTTCAGTTAATATTTCATAACCGATAACTTTCTTTTCATTGGTTATAGGTGCAGAATAATTGTATTCGGGTTCAAGCCAAGAAGCATTCCATTCTGAAATTGGAATTTTAATAAGAGCAAAACTCATTGGGTCTAATTCTAAATTTCCCCATTTATATCCTTCTGGCTCTGCTACAATAATATAACCTTGTTTTGAACTTCCTGCTCGTTCTTCTTTTGTTGTTTCTAATGTTTTAGCAATTTCATTTCCTTTCAATAAATTAGTATCTGAAGTTTTTACAAGAAGTTCCATATATTTTAGACTATCATTATTAAAAAGATATATTCCCGAAGTTGTTACTGAAAGCACTGCTAATGAAACTAAACCTAATATTATCTTTTCTTTTTTACTTAACTTCTTTTTTATCATTAAATATATCCTATTCTTAATGGATAATTACCACTAACTTGTGCTCCAGAAATTATAAAAACAATATCTCCACTTGCTAAAAATGGTGTCATATAAGACAATCTTCCTATTCTTGGTAAATTTGATAAAATTGTATATCCTTCGCTATCTCTTACTTCAAAATTATAAGAGCTTCCTGCACTTCCAATAATACTTATCCAATTTATTTCATTATTTAATGTGACTACATGAGAACCAATATAAATATTTGCTGCTCCACCAGATACAATTAAACTTCCTGTATATGTTAATGGAGTTTTATTTACATGAAACGGAGATACTCCTTGCATTATACTTCCAACTCCAATTGGATTATAAGTTTGGATACTTCCACCTTTAATCCACTGTTCGCTTCCAGTAGTTAAACTTACTTCAACATTTGGTATCGACCAAATACTTCCTGCTATTTGAACTGTATTAGTAACATCTATAAAAGATGTTCCAGAATACAAATGTATCGAGCCACCTTTTATCCATTGTTCAGAACCAGCATTTGCTGTAACTGATGGCATACTCCAAATTGACCCTGCTGTTTGAACAACATTTGCAACATCAATATATGAAGTTCCCGAATAAAGATGAATACTTCCACCCTTAATATAAGTCTCACTACCAGTGCTTACACTTATGTCTGGCATTGACCATATTGAACCTGCCATTTGCCATGGTGTTGTAATTTGAACTACTTGTGCTCTAACACTTCCTATCATATCAGAAAAATAAGTTCCACTAACTCCAACAATTGGCATATTAACAATTGACCCTGCTACTCTATTTGGAATATCTATATAACTTGTTCCTGAATATAAATGTATAGAACCTCCTTTAATCCAGCTTTCACTTCCTGCAGACACACTAACACTTGGCATACTCCATATAGAACCAGCAACTTGAGAAACGCCATCTAAACTTCCACCTTTAATATAAAACTCGCTTCCTACAGAAACATTAATAGAAGGCATATAAACAATGCTTCCTGCAACCATATTATAAACCTCAACACTTCCTGCTTTAATATAACTCTCACTTCCAACACTTACAGAAATACTTGGCATAGACCAAATACTACCTACACAACCAGTCCAACTACCAATAGTTTCTGGACTTCTTATTCCTACTGTTCCACTAACAAGAACATTGCCACTAACAACCCAAGGATTTGTAATTTGAACATTCTGACTTCTAACTGAACCAATCATATTTTGGAAATATGTTCCTGATACTCCAACAACATCTGGTAAATTTACTATACTTCCTGCAACTCTATTACTAACTTCAATAATTCCACTAACGCCATATACATCGCCTTGATAAGCTTTACTTCCTTCATATAAATTTGTAACTACAACTGATGAACCTAAATCGCCAAAGTTCATAATATAATTTTCTGAACCAGTAGATACATTAATCGCAGGCATTGCTGTTATTGTAACACTACCCAATATATTACTAAATGCTGTTCCTGAAACTCCTACATTTCCGTCAATAGTCTGTATCGAATAACTACCAATAGTCGAAGGACTATCAATTGTAATGTTTGGCATATTAACAATACTACCTGCTATACGAGTTGTTATATCAACTATTCCTGATACACCAAATCTTTCTCCTTGCCAAACTTTACTACCAAGATATTGATTTGTAGCATAAATACTTCCTACTCCATAAACACTTATTGACCCACCCTTTATATAACTCTCCGAACCTGCACTAACACTAACTGCTGGCATAGAAACAATTGAGCCAGCTACTATATCATAAACAGAAACCGAACCACCTTTAATATAAGTTTCACTTCCTGCTGCAATTGATACACTACCAATAGTAACTCCAGCAATATTAATACTACCGTCAGAATTAACAATCATTCCATATTGCGTTCCGCTTGCACTTATAATCTGCTCTGCCATTTATTCGTTCTCCTTTAATTTATTATTTAACATCATTATCTCTCCAAGTAATAACCAAAGCAAATAATTTGTAACACTTGCATCGCCATAATAAAAATTTGGTTTAACTAAATTCTTATCATTAACTTGTTCTCCAATCAATTGCATATCATCCATAAATTTTTGAATATTCAAATCGGTTCTATCTATAACTTCTTCTTGCATATTTTCTACTTCATCTACAGTTTCTATTTCTTTTATTTCTTCCATTTTACTTTCCTTTTCCCTTTTTTCCGCCTTTACATCCCATTTAACTTAAACCTCCCTCATTAATATTTATAAACTCTCCATGTTGCTTTTGTCTTCTTGTGCTTGCACGAAATCCTCTTCTTGTTAATTTTTCCTTATCTTTATGACATTCTATATCTGCTCTTGTTCCTTGTAATTCGTTTTCTGAACCTTGTCTTAATACTTCTTGCGGACCTTTAACTACCAAATTTCCATTTCCATCTTCATAACTTCCCACAACTACTACATCTTCTTGGTCTAATGCTAAGTTTCCTGAATTGCATTCGTGAACATAATCTGTTATTCCAAATCCAATAATATACCTTTCATGACAACGAGGACAATATTTAATTACCATTTAATTCCTCCACTTCTTTATTCTTTTCTTTATTTTGTTTTTCCATTATTTTTAAATAACAATATCCACAAATCCACTTTTCACCATAAAGTAATAATGCTCTTTTATCACATCCTTTAACTTCACATTTAATTTCCTGCATTTGGTAATATATAAACCTCTTTTTGCATTTATTTAACCTCCACAACAGGGACATATGTGCATCTACACATTGGATGTAAAGGCATTTGTTCTTCGCTACCAATATCAAATATACGTCCATGTAAAGATTCACAATCAGGACAAGTTCTTTCTCCATAACTTGCAACCCATTCTACTTTATTAATTCCGTTTTCTTTATAATAATCAAGAGCACCCATATTTGCCAATCTTGTAATCTCACTTCTTACAATTGTCACACTTCTGTTTTCTTTTGACTTTTGTAATATTGGCAAACCACTAACACCTTTTTTAATATCTCCTTCTTCAGTCATTCTATATAAATCTTTTAATTGTAATTTCTTATCAACCTCATCTGCAATATCTTTTATACTTGCCCCATTTTTAAATCCTTTTTCTAATATCGCTTTTAATTCTGTTATTTGTGTGTCAGATAAATATCCTGCTAATCTTTCTGTTTCATTACTTGCTCTAATTAATCCAAAATCATAATTTTCTATATTTGCTAAAATAAACTTTATATAATCTTTATATTTGAATCCCAACCATTCTTCAATATCGTTAACATCATTAAAACTTTCTTGGCAATGTGGACATTCTTTTTCATATTCATAATTATGTTTCATATGTTTAAACATTGCCATTCGTGTTAATGCCTTTTTTGCTTCATCTTCACTATCATAAGTTCCCAACACCTTTCCTGTTTGATGACTTATCACTTGCCATTTACTACCTGCTTTTCTAACAAATTCTTTTAGCTCATCAACATTATCAATATCCGTGCTTTCTTTTTTTAAAACCTTTTTACTTGGCACTATATTTTTCTTAACTATTTTTTTTACTTTCTTTTTTTCTAACTTTACAGGTTCGTTTTTAACAACTGGTTTTTGCGGTATATGAGCATTTTGTCCAGGAACAACTGGTTGTGATAACGCTTCTTCTCTTTTTCTTAATTCTTCTTGCTCCGCCTTTAATTCTTCCCATTTATCTTTATCTAACTTCATTATATTAATTAATTCATCTTCCAATATTTCTTTAATTGCAAATCCTGCTGCAGGAGATTTAATCAAATCGCTAATCAACTTTAATCTTCCTTCAACTTCCATAACACTTGGTGTTCCCCATTCAAATTCTACATGTATATCAAATCCGTTCGCATTAAGTATTCTCTTAAAAATCTTTTCTTCAATAACTTTTTCTATTTCAGCTTGCATAGATTGTATTCTTCTTTGGAATCCTTCTAACTGAACTTTTGCAAGTCCTTCAGGAATATTAGCCATTCCCATAAGAACAGCAGGTATTTGAAAGTCGTAAATTAATTTCTCAATATCATAACGCAATATACTATCAAACTTATCACCAATTTTTCCAAAATCAACAACACTTAAATCAACTAAATCATCTGTTGCCCAATCAGTCTTATTATCCATTGTTTCCATCTTCTGACCAAATGCAACAACATCTTCAGGTTTAGGAATAATTTTAACATTGCCATCTACCTTACCCAACTTAGCATGTAAAGGACTATTAGCTTTTCTATTTTGAATCTGATGACAATCTTTTTCATTCTGTAATAAATGGTCTATATCTCGCATAGAACTAACACCTATTCCTATTCCATAAGCACCATCACCAACAATATTAAATGGAATATGTGCAATTTCTACTGATGTAAAAGGAACAATCTTCGTTTTATCCAACTTATTAAATGCACCTGTATATTGATTATAACCCTCAACGTTTCCTAACTTATCTCTAACCACATACATATAATTTGCATTAAGCACCTTTAATCCATCAATACCCTTATCAACAGTTCCTCCAATCTCAAGAAATCCATTGCCTTTAACTAACGCTTCTTTACACCATTGTCTAAGCAATGTATCAAATCCGACATCTTGTATAAAATCTTCTATAATCTTTTTTGCTTGTTCATTCTCACAAACGATATAAAATCCTGGTCCAACAATATAATCTATATACTTGTCAACAACAGCAGTAAAAAAACCAAATCTCTTATAAAGTTCTTCCATCTGTTTAAAATCGAATGGATGTTCTTCCCCTAACTCCTGTGGAAACTTAATTGTCTTTAATTCCGACTGTCCTTTAAACTGTTCTGTTAAATGTAAGAAGTTTTCTGAAAGACTCGGTTTATATTCTAAATCTACAATTCCTGTATTTTCTTTTATTATCTTATTTCTATTCCAAAATGCCATTAAAAGCAATCACCTGCCAAGTTATAATATATACAATACTAAATTTTATTTAAATATGTATATTTTTATATTATATAATTAATACTTAGAACTATTCCTAATAAAAAAGCAATACCAATGAACTATTCCAATTATAAATATAACACTTAAACTAACTGCCCAAGCATTATTTTCTTCTTTTTCTCTATATTCATCTGTGACTGTTAAATTATTATAATACAAAACCATTTGAGCATTACCATTCTGACAATTTCCAATACAAATTCCTTGTGGAACTCCATTATGTAAATGATAAACCTCATGAAGAGCAAAAAGCAAAAAAATATACCCAAATACCACAAGCACTTTTCCTATAATTGTCATTATTCAAATACCTCTTTCAATACATCTTCTTTCGCTTTCTTAACTCTTGGAATATTAACTAACAAATTGCTTATATCTTCGTTTGTTTGTTCTTGTTTCTCCATCCACTTCTTTCTACAATCTGGACACAATCCAGTAGTACAATCTATAGTATCTTCATTTCCACATTCTTCACATTCACTTACTATTTCCATAATATATACAATATATATTAGTATTTAAATCTTTTGGTTTCTAAAAATCGATAATTATATAATCAAAACCTTTATAAAGCCATTTTTAACCCAAATTAAGCTAACATCGGTCTATAATTACCCTCATCTTTACATGCCCAACATGCCAATGCTAATGCATCTGGATAATCATCGTGCCCTCTCTCACTATGATGTAACTTCATTCCACCACTACTCGTCAACTCATATCTTAAATCCAACAACTGATAAACCAACTTTCTATGATTCGGAAACTTAATCTTTCCCTGCTCCATCAACTTCTTCAAATTACTATAAATATCCATCTTACTCTGCAAAGTAAATACCAATGCATCAACCCTATAATCATCATGTCCATCACCACCCAAACTCTCAGCCAACCAATCGCTTGGTCCACTTCCCATACCCGTTTTATCCAATAATATCTTATTATATCCATACTTCTCATCTAACTCTACACATTTTCCTACAACCTCTCTCGGCTTATTCTTTTCGTAATTGCTAATATCAACCACTCTAAATTCGCCACCACAACTCAACAAACTTATAAAAACGCTTTCATCCTCGCCTTCACCAGCAATATCAACCCCCAATCCATAATCGTGTTTTGGTATCTTCGCTTCAGGAAGATTATACTCTTCAATACAATTCTGTATAACCTCATACTTGAAATAACAATCTGCATCTTCTATAAACTTCGCTTCATATTCTGTTGCAAATTCCATCTCAGTCAAATTCTTTCTCTGCTCTTCAATAAACTCTTTTGTTATCTGTCCACAAGCAACTGGAAATGTCCAATCATAATCAAATAACTTATATTGTGTTTCCGAACCATGAGCACTTTCCCAAAAATGATTCTTTCCTTTGCCTGTTCCAATTTTTATAATCTGCCCATCTGTTGATGCTATCATCGGCATTATAACCTCGTTAACAATACTGTCCTTAATTCCTTCTGCTTCTTCTAACACCACAGTCTTTCCTGTGAATCCTCTTATTGTATCTCCATTTGGTCCAACTGGTAATGATAATATTCTGCTACCATTTTCAAAAACCATTTCAGTTTGTGTAGATATTTTTATAAATCTCGCAAATATTTTCGAATTGCTAACTAAATTTCTAATCTTACTATACAATTCAGAACTCTGTTTTTGTGTAGGAGCAAAAATCAAAAATGTATAATTACTTTCTGTAAGGCATTTATAAACCGCATAAGCACTTACACTTGTAGACTTACCACTCTGTCTGCACCAAACTCCAACAACTCTTTTGTTCTTACAACATTCTTTGAGAAAATCTTGTTGATATTTATAAGGATAAAAATTAAAAAAACACTCAACAAAATCTATTATCTCATTTTCATCTTCCATAATTCACTCTTACTTCTTTTTTTGTTTTTTCAGTTTTGACTTAATCTTTTTCTTTTTTTCTACCATTTAATTTCCCTCCCATTTA